GGAGATGGAGTATCATCGTTGTGGTCGCAGTGGGTTAAAACTCCCGGCTATTTCTCTCGGTCTTTGGCATAACTTTGGTGACAGCACGCGGTATGAAAACAGCCGTAGCCTGATCCACCGAGCGTTTGATCATGGCATCACCCACTTTGATTTAGCTAATAATTATGGGCCGCCCCCCGGCTCCGCAGAGCTGAATTTTGGCCGCATCCTACAGCAAGACCTGCGCCCTTATCGTGATGAACTGATTATCGCCTCCAAAGCCGGCTATACCATGTGGCCCGGCCCTTACGGTGACTGGGGATCGAAGAAATATCTGGTTGCCAGTATCAATCAAAGCCTGCAACGCATGGGGTTGGATTATGTCGATATCTTCTATCACCACCGCCCTGATCCCAACACGCCGCTAGAAGAAACCATGGCAGCATTGGACCTACTGGTGCGTCAGGGCAAAGCGCTGTATATCGGTTTGTCCAATTATCCTGCAGATCAAGCACAGCTTGCCTGTGAAATTTTGCGTGCACTCGGTACCCCCTGCCTGATTCATCAGCCAAAATATTCGATGTTTGAACGCGGGATTGAATGTAGCGCGGCGAAATTTTTTGCATAGATTAACGACCATTTTTGCATAATGCCGCCGCGCTATAATTGTCTATTCTGCACAATGCAAAATAGACCGCTAGAAATTTCGGATGATTAACTCGTTCGCCTGCTTTTTGTTGTCCCCTAATGAGTATTTAAGGCTCACAGTATCCATATGCAGTCCCTTAAAGACGTCCCGCATCTCCGGGATATCGTTGACTGAGATTATCATACTGCCCTTAATAGAACGCGCTAACTGGGCCATTTGGGTATATTGATCAAGTCCGAACTCAACCCCGTAGCCACAGGTCTGCCAGTAAGGTGGATCTAAGTAAAATAATGAATGTGGACGGTCATATTTTTCTACACAATCAGCCCACCCCATGTGTTCTATCATTGTGCGGGATAGCCTCAGGTGTGCCGCTGATAGCGTTTCTTCAAGGCGCAACAAGTTCAGTCCTGTTGGTCTTGTGGTTGATGTGCCAAATGTCTGACCATCCACCTTACCGCCAAAGGCTTTCGTCCACTCAAATACTTGCCGGCTGGTTAATGCCCATTTAAACTGCCTTACAAACTCTTCTAAATGGTTTTTAATGACGCGATAAAGGTTAATTAGCTCACCATTAACATCATTAATAACCTCTACTTTAGAAGTCTCTTTGAGAAAATATAGAGCTGCACCCCCACAAAACGGCTCGATATAGCATGTATGTGCAGGGAACAGCGGCAAAATATGTTTTGCCAACCGTCGTTTACCACCAACCCAGGGAATTATTGGGGTACTCATAAAATGTATGCCTTCTTAATGATCGATTTAACTGATCAGTAATTAATATTTGATCGGTTAAATCGATCAAGTGGGGTTGGGTACTAAAAAAGCCGCATATGCAGCTTTTTTAGTACTAGGTCGATAAATACTTATTCTGGTAGTTGTGGCCACATGATATCCGGCGCTGCACTCACATCAATATCATCAAGCGCTATACGATATGACTTCCACAGTTTCAGCTCTGCGGCTTTATCTTGCCCCAGCTCAATCCGGTCTTTTAGAATCTCTATTCTATCGCTTGCATCACTTATCAGCTTTGATTTTTTGAGTTTCGCTTGAGTAACAACCCCTGCTTTCTGTGATGCAACTTCTACAGCCGTAGGTGTGGGTAAATCGACCCATACTTCACCGGTCCATATTGATTCTTTCTCAGCAATAGCAACGACACCATAATTTCCTGCCAGCGCCGATTTATATAATTTGACACCGTATTCAACGGTGTCAGTCGGTGATGCCGAAAAATCAAATACAGCCCCGGTCTCATCAGTTATCGTTAAATCAATAAAACGCTCGATATCAATAGTTCGCGGAGCACTTATTTTACATTTATCTATATTTAGCATTATGAAACCCTCATAACTAATGATGTCTGCTCTGGAATTGCAGCGGCAGCGGCAGCGAATGCCCCCATTACTTGCCACGTGCCTGATAGGCTCGCTGTCCATGCGTTACCCGATGTTGCAGTCGGAAATAAATATGCACCGGCGACTAAAGTGCCAGGCTCTGCAGCCGCGTGATTAGCTAAAGTGTATTTAACTAAACAGTAAGAACCAATTTCGCCGAAGCGCGGAACTTTTAATTTATCTGCAAGATAATCTGATAATGTGCCAAAGCTGCCAGTTGTCGCCCACCTCACCCCCTCCAAATCTCCGAATGCATCAAGCCCAGCAGCTCTAACGCCGTCGTTAGATGTTAACTTTGTTGCTGTAACAATACCTGCGGCATTAAGATTTCCTGGGATTGATATAGCTTTATCTAACTTGCTTATTGCGTTAACTATTCGTGAGTCATTCCCCGCAGCTACTGTGCCCGCTGTTGTGCCGATATTCAGCGATGATGCGCCACCCAGCCCTAGGTTTGTTCTTGCTGCTGCTGTATCATTCAAATCAGACAGACTTCTCGTTACTTGCAATGCCCCATTTGCATTATTTACTGTCGTCAATAAATTTAGATTTGTGATTGCAGCAAGTACAGCGTTCGGTCCCGCTGCGGCTATTTCAGATAAGTTATTCACGATTTTCAGGGCGGCGTCATTTGCCGTTTTAACAGCTTTTGATGTTGCTGCGAGTGTTTCACTGTCACTGTTTGTCGCGCTACTTAATTGCACGATACCTTTTTGTGATAATGACGCAGATGGTAGTTCAGGGATGCCCTGGGTTATTAATTTTGTTATAGCAGTAACTAATTGGTCTTGCTTTGTTTCATCTATTTCTATTCCGGCTTTCGTTAATACAGACAATAATTCTTGTTGAATGCTAATAACACCGCTTTGCACGTTATTCAACCACGCGCCTGGAACAATCGTGCCTTGCTCACCCGTTGCCGGGTTACCGTCATGAAATGCATTGTCAGGGGTATTAATTGGCGGCATGATATTTTTCATTATCAGCTCTCCTGGTAAGTAAAATAGCAAAAAGTATGGGCTGGCTTGAGATTGTTAAATACATTTTCAATCACAGTGTCTGAAAATGATGATAAGCGCTCACCTGCTGCCGATATACCAGCTCTAAATCTGAATGTTTGGGTCTTTGAACCGAACACATTCACTCGCCAGACCCAGATAACTTCAGGTGCCATGATCACATCACCTGCACGATTAACCCCCGCTCTGAAAGGCTCTAGTTCATCAATGGTTATCTGATATCCAGCACTGACAGCAATGCGTTTAAAATAGGGAATGCTGAGTCCACCGAACTCTGACAGCTTAATAAGGACAACTTGTAAGCGTTGCTGATAGCTGGCTTCCGGCTCTGCTGTGATGTCCAGAACGCGCTCCCAATCAGCAATTAGGCTATTCGCGTAAAAGGGTGTGACGCCCCCCAACACGGCATTAGCCAACAGTGAAGCGGTATCAAGTTCGTTACCTTCAGCCTGCATTTCAGCATGGATTTTTGGCTGCTGAGAGTCATAGGCAACGGGCGGTAATAGCAGGCCCAATAAAGTTGAGAATGTCATAGCAGAGCCACGGTGATAGTCCCAACACGCAACCACTCGACAACAGAATCATCGACCTGTGGGGTAACATTATCGACGGGCGTGATTATTTTTCGGTCAGTGATGCCTGTAATAAACGAAACCAACATTTCAGCCTGACTGCGAATAAAAGTTTCACCTGGCATCAGACGGTTTATATAATTATTTAAAGCCTCTTTAATTAATATTTCCGCAACATCGAAAGTAATACCATTTAGTGTGACTTTAACTTCGATATCAAATACCTTAATCGTCGGAGCCATCACCAATGAACTCTTGGCTGTCACCGGACGAACGTCATCAATATGAAGCTGTGTATCCGCAATAATGGCTTGGGATGGCAAGCCATCAGCAGAGGTGATCACAATATCGACGGTGCCTAAGCCACGACGTAATGGGTAAACAAACGCTGCAGTTACGCCAGTCACTTCCAGCGCCCAGCGCTTGTAGTCATATTTATTCCCGCCAGCAGGAGGGCGGCGAATAATATCGAGCAACCGTGCCAGCAGGTCTTCCGGGCTTTCTTGGTCAGTCCCCCCGCGCATAACGCCAATGATAACAGTGCTATCCACCCCATCTGGCGTTGATGACAACGTGCCCGACATCACCTGTGTCGTGTTTCCGGCTGCGCCTGCAATAGCTGCCTGCGCGACCACGGTTAACTTGCCGTCAAGCCCGACAGTGGCTGGTTGAGTCGTCACAAATGAGAGTGCATCACGCGTCACTGTTAATCCACTGGCTACGATGGCATTAGGCTCACCAGTGAAATCAATAGTGCCTGTTGCGGTATTTGCAGGCTTGCGAACGATGCCCCGTGTCCGGCAATGCAATTCCAGAAACTCAATATCAGCAGTGTCGGGGAATATCTGACGAACAATCCAGCCTTGATCCTGATATATTCCAGCCACACAACTGGCAACCGATGAAGCCCGAATATAATAATCACTGTTTTCAGAAATATCGGCATCGACTAATAAGTTACGTATATCGCGTAATATATTGGAACGAATACCCTCGACGGTGGGTGTAATATGGGGCATCAGGCAACCCTCACTTGATGTCGAAACGTTTCAGATTGATTGGGGGCGGTTTCTACAACGATATGCAGGGCCAGCCATCCGGGAGTTAATCGGGTTGCTGTCACAGTGATCGCGGTGGCGCGATTATCATCAATCAGGCGTTGTAATGCCTGTTCGCTGTACTGGCGAGCCAGGGTATCAACACGAGGGACATCTTTCTCGCGAGACAGCTCATGCAAACGTGAGCCCAGCGTGGTATCAGCCCACCATGAGCCCAGTGGCACCATTAGGCATAGGTAGACTGCATTAGCCAGCGTATTGATACGTTCGCCAGTGTAGTCGCGGGTTGAAGGGTCAATTAGCATGTCCATGCCGCCACTATGGCGGCATGGAGCAAGAAAATTCAGGTGAAGAGGTTCAGTGGGTTAGGCTTTAGCGCCTGAAGTGGGGCCGCTCATGCTATCAATATGATGGTGTTTTAACAGGGAGATTGAACCGGCCTTCACATCGCCAGTGGTCTCGTAGTTGCCACTTGTCTGATTGATATTACCCTCAAATGTTGCCCCAGTGCCACCGGTAATGGCCATACCGCCATTACCGGTGATTTTATTCTGCGCGGTAACCTGCTCACTGGCAGTCACCATCGGGGTATTAAAATCTGCCTTTTCCTCGGCGTTGACCTCGTAATTTTTGCATGTCACGCGATATGTATCGCATTCCACATCAATGATGCGGCCACGCTTGAGAACGATTTTAGCTCCCTCATCGGTATAGAGGGCGACTTCACCACACCGTAGCCCGGCAAGCCGGTAAGCGCCATGTTCTGTAGCGATAATGACACCATGGGAGGTATTGCCCCCAAGGGGTAATATTACCGCCATCGTGCCGGGGAGCGGATTTGAGGTGAAACCGTAGTGCTGGAACAGCTCATTATCCTGCAATTGTTCACCTGCCAGCGCCCGGGCCTGCACAGTTTGAACCTGTCCGCCACTGTTAACCCGCGTTAACACCGCCCTAAATGCCTTTCGAATGCGGTTTAATGCGGTATTAATTCGACCATCAACACTATTCCACATCGACGATCCCCAGCGCTTTGGTTTTCTTTTTCTTTCGGCCTTTTTTCTTTTTCGGGAATGCATCAGGTATCCAGACGCCATCCTCTTTTAAGCGCAATGTGGTGGTCTCACCTTCAGTGCGGCCGCCGCCGAACTCTCGCCCCATAAGGAAGAAAATCCCGTCTATGCCATGAGGTTCACTGCGCACATGAATACGTTGGCCAGGCTCCCACAGTACACCATCGGTATTACGATGACCGGCGACCACGCCGGTTAAGCTGTAACCCGCCAGTCGGGCATCAGCCATTGCTTTACGTCCGCGATAGCGCACCTGATCCAGATTGTCAGCGTCACCGACCACCATGATTTGTGGCCGATAATACGGCACTGCAGGGTCTTTTATCACCGCTTTGAGGCCATGCTGACCGGTCTCGGCAGTGCCAATAGCATGGTTAACATCGTCGTCCTGGCTATCGTCTGCATTGTCACGGATAGCACGCTGGATGCTGTCATCGTCGATATCTACAATGCCCAACGCTTTAGATTTAGCCCCCTGGCCGTGCCCCTGCGCCAATACAGTGAGTTCGGAAAACGAACCGTTAATTGAAGAATTATCATTGAGGGACAGCAGGTTATTGCCACCACCGTCAAATTGCATAATCAGTGTAGCCACTGGAGGCGTGGTGTAATCGGGCCCGCCGACCACCAAGGTGCCGGATGGCTCAAACCATGGCCATAATCCACGGCCAGCCGCTGCACGAACTAATGCATCCCAAGCACGTTCACCGGGCTCAATGCTGACTTTATCGTTACGTATAGCACTCTCGGCATTAATGCGAATTTTAGTGATACCCAGTGGCCGCACGATATTGGCGATCACTTCTTCCAGCCCCAACTGGCGGGAGGTGAAGATAGGCGCGGCACAATCCACCAGAATGGCCGCGCCATCACGACCAGATAAAGAGAGGGTGCATTGGTTGCGGGAGATGCTCCGCTGGATGCTGTCGACGCGGCCTACCATCACGGTATCAGCTCCAACCTTCACCTGAACGGGGACACCACGCGTAATACCCGGCGGAAATACCCCATCCGGCAGGCCCAACGAAACAGACCAGGCATCGGCGGGTATCAGAAAATCAGAGTCAATCTGATAGCGGCTCCAGGCACTGTGGACTTTGCCATTAATCAGAATGCTGACACGGTTGTCCTGCTCTTTCTCAGATGGCGTAGGCATAGAGCACATCCCCTGGCTGAAGGTTGTTTGGATTACGCAACTGAGGATTCAGTCGCTGCAATTCGACGGCCCGGCGATAGTCACCGTACCAGCAATGAGCCACTAAATGCAGGTTGCTGACGCTATCAATCCGGCGCTGTATCAACGGGGGGCGAGTGGTTATTATGTTTGTGGCCAACTGTTGCACCGCCAGCGCGATATCTTTTAAACCCTCCACAACCGGTTGCCAGGCAATACCCAATGCGGTTGAGCTAGAGCTGACCTCTTGCGTGGCATCGGCATACTGGGCTCGGTGCTGGTCAATCGCTACCTGGACAAACTGGCGGGTATCGTTAGCGATACGCTCAATGTCCGTGGGAGAAAGCAGGCTATTGATATCGTCATCACTGAAGATATCAGCAGCATCTTGCGCCAGTTCGCCCGCGACAACGATAGTCACCATTGCGATCAACTCGGCAATATCGGCCGCTGACGTCCCTGCAGGTATATCAACAGGCGCGGTCTTTTCACTGGCGGCAATCGCGACGGGCATGTTGGCAATAGCGGTCAACTGGCGATGAGACTCGCCCCAGTCCGACATCGTGACATTGGTCTGACTGATTGCGCTGGCCGCTGATACGCCACTCCCGCCACTGGACATGGCATTCAGTGAGGTGAGACTGGTTGCACTTTGCAGGTCACTCATAAAAGCGCCAGGGTATTGCACAAAATCAGTGGTACTGCCGACAAAACCGGTTATTTCACTGCGGAAGATAAGCAGCATATTTAACGCCGTCGATGCCAGCGCCTTTGATTTTGACATCATTTTTTTAGCATCACGTAACGGCGTCAGCGCATCGTCCATCAGGTTTTGCTCCGCATCCATCAGCGATTTCACTTGATTAAAAATGACATCGGCCTGGGCGGTAGGATAGTCCTGACTGAAGAACGGATTACCGGTTTTTGATTCCAGAAAAACCAGCTCAACGGTGCAGTAGTCTACATTTTCCGCATCATGGTTAACCTGGCACTCAATGGCCTGCATGTTTGGCATTGAGCCATAAACAGGATGTATCAGCTCACCCGCACCAGGCTTATCCAACTCAGCAATAAATGCCTGTAACCGGCTTTCGTAATCATCCCCCCAAAAGAGGGCGGATAAACGAATGTTGCGGGCTTTGCGGCCCATATCCTGAACATCAGCCCCATCAATATAGGGATATTCATGCTGCGCTGTGTCACGGCTCCAGCTATCGCGTGTATTGATCACATCAAATATCATACCGCGAAATGAAGCATCTAACATACTATCTGCCCACGCCATACTAGCCTCCCGTCGAACCGCGATTAGCTTGCGCGGCATTCACTTCATTTGTTGACTCTGCAAGGACTTTTCCGTCCAGCTCCATGCGATTCTGGATCTGAATAGGGATTGATGGGTAGCCTTGCTGCTGAGTGGACTTCATATATGCTGGTACACCGAAACTATCTGGATTATCTCCATTGCCGATTGTTGAAGGCTTACTCCACCAGGCTGCGGGGTCAAAATCAAACAGAGGCTTTTGATTAGCCCTTTTGCTAATCAAATAATCACCAAGATTGACGCCTTTTTCATCAGCATCTTTTTGATTCTGTTTACGCCGCTCATCAAAAGATTCTTTTAATGCTGTTGCAGCATTTAAATAGCTGGTGAATTTACCAACAACACCAGGCAAATCTTTGAATGCGTCAACGAGTTTGTTTTTTTCACCAATATCTTGCCAGTTAGTTACATACACTGGCACGACACCGGAATTAGGGCTGCCCCCTGATAAGATATCGGTCGGGTTGAATGAGCCGCCTTTCTTACTGATGCCAGGAATGCCGCCTGTCAGGATACGAATACCTGCGACAGCTGCGGCCCCTGCTGCAAGCGCTTTGATGCCGGTAGTCGCGCCGGATACAGCGACAGTCAATCCAGGATACTGCTCAGCGTAGTCGGTTAATTCTTTTGAAAGTCGACCCAACACATCGGAGATGGGTTTAATTGAATCCATTTCAGCGAAGTCGCGAACGTTTTTTAGCTGGTCTGTTTTGAAATCTGGTGTATCAGATATGACGGCGAAATTGATATCGCCCGCTCCTTCCCCAGGCCTTAATTCTCGCTGCTCATTACTTTTTTTAATAACACTTTGAACATATTCTTTATTTCCCCGATACCCGAGCAACCCAAGAAGCGCCTGCTGGTCTGCAATGATTGAACCAATAGCCGAACCTTCCAGGATTTTTGACATTGACTCTAGGACTTGCTTTCTATCGTCACCTTTAGCCGTTTTAAGTTTTGCTTCCAGCTTTTGATAAGCCGGGTCATTAGCGACAACTTTATCGACAATCCCCATAAATGCATCAATTGGATTTATGCCCTTTTCTTTGGCTGCGGCAAGACTGCCAGGCAAGTTGATCCCTTTGCCATTGTACTCCACTCGGGCGGCGGCTCTGGCGGCGTCCTTGCTATTAATCTTTGCTAATAAATTAATAACATTTGTACCTGCCTGACTGCTGGTACCCGCAGTTGTTGCTGCTCCCTGATTGACACCCAGCAATGTTGCATAATCGTCCAGGCCACTCATACCCAAGCTTTTGGCGAGGGCGAGTTGTTCAGGCAATGCTTTTGCCATGTCGGCAAGTTCATAAGAACCCTCTTGTCCACCAACAATGCTCATGTTTAACGCTTTTTCAACATCTTTATTCTGAATGCCAAAAGAACGCTTTAAAGAAATTACGATGTTAGCAAGGTCAGTGGGATCAGCGCCGGTTGCTGTAGCATATTTCTGAATTACAGGTAACAAGGTTTTCGCTGAATCCATATCAACTGCACCTGAGGCAAGCAGTTTATCCAATGTATCAGCGGCTGACTCCTTCGTACCACCACCAATAGTTACTGCATTCTTGATAGCGCCGGAGAGTTCTTTTTTACCCTCAATGCGGCCCTCAACACCTCGCTCTGCATATGCCGTATTAGCCATCATTGCCACGCGACTATCATAACTCATCTGGTTACGAACCGGCTGTGCCAGAACGGCTCCCAGTGCTGCTACACCGCCCGCTATCGCCATCGCATTCGAGCCAATGCCTTTTGCTCGTTCGAACCGCGACAGTGACTGGCCTGCGCCACTGAGTTCACCACGTAATTTACTGACGCGTTCTGACATCGACGCAAAGGCACGAGATTGTTCATTTGCCGAGAGTGTACCGGTGCGGGTCAGGCGATTATAGGCCGCCTGAGTGAGCTGAATTTCACGCTGAATATCACGTTCTGAACGAACGCCAAGTGTAGAACGTGCACTCGCAGCACGTTGCCATTCTGACTTGAGTGATTTTGATGATCGAATTGCTGTATCAGCATTTTGTTTCTGGGATTTGCCGAGTTTATCGTCAGCTTTTTCGACTGCTTTTGTCTGATTTATCGTATCTTGCATCGTCTTACGCAAGACTTTTGACGCGGTATCTTTGGCAAAAAGGGTCAACGCCAGCTGTAGATTACGAGCCATTATGTTCTCCGAGGACTCTTCTGACGTCGGGATTTCACGCGCGTGGTGGTTTTGCTGGCACAGGCTGACGGTGTTTTCTTGCCGTGCAGCCGGGCCAACGCATTGATATAACCATCAAGCTCAGTGCGAGTCATTGCGCTGATTTGTTGCTCACTGAATCCGTACTTTCCGAGGGCGAGGACAGTAAGCCGATATCCAGTAAGCTCTGATTCAATGCCATCCGCTTTTTTTTAATGGCGGATATCTGCGTATCAATGAGATCAAAGTCATCGTCAGTTAACGCATCAAGCAGCAAATTCGTTGTGATCGCATCTTTATCAATATCACCGAGTGTGACCAGCGCACTCGCGATAACGGCAACACGATAGTATGTTGTCGCTGCTGCACCGTCAGTCGTGCCTAACGCTGACTGGGTATCTGATAATGCATTGATGGTGTCACGTATGACGGGTAGACGAACTGTAAAGTCAAAGTGCACCTTGTCTTTAAACTCAACACCATGAAGCAGTAATCCTGTGTCAGTCATTATTCAATCACCTTTCTCAATGCATTCATTGTGATGTCAATCTTAGCTTCATTATCCACCGTATATTTTTTACCTGTTTCTGTCGTAAAACAGTCGAGATAACTGATGCGCTTACCGCCACTGCCATTGAGCGGATATTCCGTCACTTTGGCGTTCTCAATAGCATCCCAGTCAATATCACCGTCCAAGGGTACAACGGCGGAAAGACTGAGTTTGTATTCCGCAATGCCCCGACTGAAGCCTTTGGCACGGCCGGTCTTGTTCATTGTTTTAACCAGTTTGCGGCCCGTGGTGGTATCGACAGACATATCGGTCACTTCAATTTCCCGCCCGTCGATTTCCAATACGATTGAGCCTACATATTCTTCTGCTGCCATGGTGATGGCTCCTTACAATAAAAGGTCAATACGGCCAGCAAACACATGCAGGCCATTAACGATATCGACAGGAATTGCAGCGTTAAGTCGGTTATCGTCCTGAGAGTCGCGCTCAACAATCAGACCAGACTTGTTCGCGCTAACCTCTTCGACTATCTCCAATTCTTCCAGCTTCAGTAGCACGTCGAGTAATTCACTGCGTACTTTTGGCGCAGTTCTGGCGCTGAGTTTTTCGCGGGGAAAACGCAAGTCGATACGCTCACGGCAGGCTTTACGCACATAGTCCAGCGTGCGAATGGTGGTGATATCCAACAAGGCCACATCCGGCGTTCCGGCACCGTTTTCGGTATAGGTGCTGATAGCCCGAACAATCTGGACGGTATTGCCGGGGCCAACCTCCAACGGGGTCAGGCCGTTCTGCAGGGCATTTTCCTGCTCATTACGCCCCGGACGGTCAGCCAGTGCGGTTACGTCCAGGCTGCTCATCACCAGTGTATTGAGTGGCCGGGCCGGGTCTTCTTCGCTGGCAATCACCGCCGCGTAAGCCGCTGCAATTTGGCCGGGTAATTTTACTGAGCCGTTATGCCAGCCGATGGTTACACGACCATCATTAATATCACTACTTAACGTGGTGCCGGTAGACAGGGACTTGGGCCAGCCCGCAATACCAATGGCCCCCCGCTGCTCCAGCGGCCCGCTAACGTCATCAAGATGATTACGCAAAGCCGTTAATGCTTCAGGCGCCGAGTACGGACAAACGAGGATGTTATGGCCCGCAGCAAAGACAGCCGCTAACGCAAGGGAGATATCCGGGTCTATATCTCCCGCCGCCATGGCAGTGATAGCGGTGGTAACACCGGTTGCAGTGGATTGAGCGCGTAACTTGATATCGTTGCCAAGCGCACCTTTATGGCGACAAGTGAGCGTGATAACGCCTTCGGTAGCAACTGCGGTAACGGGTAAACTTGTCTGACTGGCCATTGCAGTAATCAGATTGCTGGCAATGTCTGCTGGGGTCTCTGTTGCGGCCACGGCGGTATCGATACGGATATCGCCAACCCACAGACTGACCACACCGCTGGTCGCTGCCGGGCCTGTCAGGGTTAAGGTTCCGGTGGCGGCAATACCTGCTGTGGCATCTGGCACACCGATAATCTGCAACTGTAGATAGCGATTACTGGTAATAGCATCAATGGCCATCAAATGCGCCTGTGAGCCGTAACCGAACAATTCAGCCGCTTGTGTATCCGAAAATACACTGGTGGCCACAAGCGGTAACGCGCTACCGCTTGATAACATCTGGCCGATAATCAAGACCAGTTGCTGATTGCTGGGTAACGTGCGCACCGCCAGCCGGGTATTGAATTCAAAGTATTTACCCGGTTTGCGGATGCTCGACGGGATGTTATCAAAAGCAATATTAGGACTGGCCACGGGATGCCTCCGCTTTGGTTTTGGCTTTCGGTTCAATCGTAGCGACGGTCTCTGTCAGCGGCGTGTCTTCAGCCGCTGCAACCTCTTTATTTTCCGCAACGATAATCAAGTCACCCGCCGCAATTTGACGCAGGTAATAGGCAGTATGGGGAACATCTACCTCGTCGCCCCCAATGTATTTTCGGGCGTTGTGTTGGTAGGGAACACGAACCCCGCCAACGGCTTTAACTTTAAGTATTGTCATGATGAATAATGTCCTCAGCATCCGGTGAGAGTGGGGTCTGTGGGATGTCATAACGGAGATGAGTGGTAAGCCAGTCAGCATCCGGCTCGCTTTGGCTACCCAGATAGCCGCTAAAGATACTGTCAATTGAATCAACAGGCGCATTAACAACAGGGAATAAGCCATTCTCCAGTGCCTCCTCAACCCAATAAGTGTCGAACTCACAGGCGAAAACAGACAATGCTGCATCACCCACTTTGGTGTTAAACAAGGTGCGAACGCGCCCTGGAACCAAATGCGCGATCTTTAGCCCTAAGTCCTGACCAGAGAGCAAACGCCGCACGGCCTCAACCATTTTATAGGTGCCAACCTCCTCCTGTCCGGGGCCACCCTGACGGGTTGCTTCCTCACTACGCACGTTGCGTTCCCCAACAATCACCACAAAACGCCCATAGGTTTTGTATTTGCGCTTGCTGATACTGGTATTCTCAGTCTTCTGGATACCGCCGAACGTGACCCAGACTCCCGGTAAACGGCGGATCACTTCGGCGGGTTCTGCGTCCATTTCGCCGCCATAGGAGTGAACGCCCTGAACCATACGGCCCATTCCCTGGCGTAACCGTTCACAAATGGCTTTTTCAGTGAGCGCAATAATCAAAATGCACCCCCATTAGTCGAGTCACGGCCAAAGTTACGACCCGCAGAAGAGAAACGAATACGTGGGCTGGACTCGACCACTTCCCCGTTAGGTAATTTACCCAGGGTAATTTGCCCGGCAGCGACACGCTCCAGATAACGGATAGCATCCTCATAACGTTCGCGAATTTCTTCAGTGCTTTGGGTTCCCGCCCCACACAACAGGTAGCGGGCAATATCACAGCAACGGCCCACCAAAATGCCGGGGGTATCTGGCCAAGGGGTTGGATAGCGACCCGCCAGATAACCGTCAATTTCAGCGCTGGCTTGCGTCAGCTTGACGGTTATCACATGGTCATCAATCTGGCCACTGAAATTGCGGTCTGTAAGGGCGATACATTCCTTCTCACCGAATGCATCCACCATATTTTGACGAGTCGCATACATGGCACGTTACCTTATTTAGTCGTCTTGGTTGTTTTAGCGCCTTCAGACTCTTTGGACGCCGTATCGGGAGCAGGAGTCAGGTTGGCAATCTGCGCCTTGAGAACATCAATTTCCAACTGCTGCTCGGCAATGGTGCCATTAGCGGTACCAAGAGCTGATTTCAGCGCATCAGCATCGTCCGCAAGCCGAAACACACTGGCGTCAAGCGCTTGATTACGGGTAAAAAGTTCTTGGAAACGTGCTTTAGCATCGGTCAGTTCCTGGCTCTGCTCAGTGTTACCTTGCTGACTATCAGGCACATGTGAGACAACCAGCATGGGCTCGGCCTTGAGCTCAGCCAGAACCTTGGGACTAAAGTGGCTATCAGCGTAAGTCTGGGTTTTATCGCTGTGGGCCACGCCACAGCGGCGGAAACCATCCCGTTTTGCGGTGATTTGAATCGGCATTATGCAGTCTCCCCGGTTGAACCATACGCCATCTGCCAGAAGCCATAACCGCCTGCGGCACGTGCTTCAGCACTGAACAGAAACTTCTTGCGCATGAAGACGCTATCGCTGTCATAGTCCGTTTGTTCAACGAATACCGGTTTTTTACGCTCTTGGTAGATAAGCGGTTTAACCGGGCGAGTAGTGTCCAGAAGAAACCAAGCGGTATCTGAGACTAACTCTGGAACAACTAAAACTTCCGCTGTCCCTTTGTAGGTATTTGGCGTGTTATCAGGGAACCTGTCCGCCGTCATCAAATAGTTAGCGGCATCTTCCAACGCAGGCGGTACAACCAGGATTGTTGGGCGAATTTTGAGTGAAGAGCCTTCCTCATCTTTGAAGCCGCGCATCGCGGTACGAGCGTCGCCGTAGCTGGCTTGAGCTGCGGCAAGGGTAGTCACTGACAACCGCTTGGTGCCTTTATTTGAAACGGATACCCCTCGCACAGGATGGTCTGTATCAAAGAAGGGTTGACCGTCATAGCAAAGGTTGTCGAATCCTTTACTCAGCAACTCAAACACGATATCAGAAGGCAACTCTGCAGCGGACTGCCCAGCTGCTGAGGCTTGCTGGGCATAGCCCAACAGTTGATCGTCTTCAATATGATTACGGTCAACTTCAACGGTGGCTTCAAAATCATCATTGACGACGCTGTAGTTAAAGGCTTCAAGGGCTTTAACGACCTTGTCACCAATCCACTTGCGCATTTTGGGGAAACGACTCAACCAGCTATAGTCATTTTGCCCACTGGTTGACGGCACCAGCATGGCGACTTTTTGCCAGTCACTTGGGGTCTGATCAAAGGCATTCTGAAAAGTGGCTTTCAGATTGACGAAGATCTGTTTAACGTTCTTAAAGTTTACAAGCACGGTATTACTCCTTAAATCAGAACCCAAACACCGTCAGAATCAACAATGATCACTTTACCTGCGACAGGGCGGACACCGTCACCATCACTCTTGGCAACCGTCTGGCTGTCCGCGACGTAACAATCTTTGCCTACATAAGCCTGCGTTACGGCATCGCCCGCAAAATTAGCAAAACACCAGGCTTTACCACGGCGAGCGAGAGCGTCAGCATCGCCGTTAGCGCCAGCACGGTTATCGACATAACCATCGGAAACGCCAAGCGTGACCTGTGTAGCCACTGCTGATGCCATCACCGCAAAACCACCGGCATTGGCACTAATGATGTGGCCACCAAAGATTTCAGTTGCCTGGGCAAGAGGGACAGGCGACAACTCACCATCACGCCAGGGCGTATTGCGGTCTCTCATTTTTTCTCTCCTTTAATAAACTCGGCGATTTGTTTCGGATCGGTTCCGAGAAGCGAACAGATAGCCGTGTCAACTTCACCGTCATCTTCCTCATGGGCTACTGGCGGTGAACCTGCTGGCGGCTTGCCCCCCGTCTGGGTCTGGGTGAGCGCAGCAATCTTTGGCGCTTTATCCAGGAAACTTTTCAGGCTGTCCGGGTTAGCCTTGGCCAATGACTCGGCCCAACTTTTCTGTGCAGGGAGCAAGCGCCCGTCAGACAACGCGGCGGTAATCAGTCCATCACACTGCTGATTAGCCAATGCAGCCATATTGGCTTGAGCCTGTGTGACAGCTTCACTGACGGCTTGGTGCATAACATCAACGGAAACCCATTTAACCGGGTCTGGCATGGTGATCTGTGTGGTCAGAGCGGCAACTTGCGTTTGGTACTGTTCCAGTATTTGGATCAAACTCACGGATGCGGCTGCCGTTCCTTCATTATTCGAAAGGCGGCTAATCAGCTTCATCAGTTCGGCACTGACTTCTTCTTGCGTGGCAGAGAGCGGCAGATTTAACATCCAGCGCAATTGTTCGAGTAGTTCGTCCATTCCGGCGTTACCCTCAGAGGTTGAGTTGATGGCTAGGACGGATGCGGCAGCTAACATCACCTCATCCATATCATCCAGAGCCGGTGTGTTAGTCAGTGCTGCATGAAGGATCTGCACCACATGACCGGATTTGTTGTAGCTAAAAACGGGGGAAATAAAGAGGTATTCATCTTTCAAAATCATTGCCGCTGCGGCGTCAGTCCATTTGACCCCGACAGCGTACAGACCTTTACCCTCCCTCCATTCCAGTGTCTTAAACCAACCGGATGCGGGGGCGGGCTGACCATTTTGAGCAGCTTTTAATGTCTGGTGTTCGTAATCAATAACGTAAGGCGTCGACCTGGCATTAGCTGCATCAATGAGCAGTTGCGCAATTTCAGCGCTCATTAGCCAGTGATCACATTCTGTAGGGCGACCATCTACCGCCCGGAATTCGCCAGCGGGAAAGAGCTGGATTGTTCCGTGGGTCGCTTTTGTGATTTCGATTGCCAGAGCGGCGAATAATGTTTTCATGCCACCAAGAATACGGGGCCGCTAAAAGGGTATTCAGTGGAAGGGGTTCAGTGGATTACATCAGGGGGGGATAATACGTGGATCATCTTGCCACTTCACTCAGCACATTAGCAATGCCGTTAACCCGTTTTTAAACACGATTTAAAAACTCGGTGGCGCAATTAAGAGGGGTAAAGTCCGGCGAGAGTATCAGTAAACGATTAAAACGCCCTGCGTCGATTACAGGACGTTTACAGTTATGAATCAATAACACGGCGAAAGTAGTCTAAACCGGTATTTTCCATGGCTTCTACATCCTGCTCGGTCAGGTGCAGGAAAGGACGCGCTGGCATCTTGATGGTGTGAGCGCCCACAGTCGCTGTTTGCACAAAGTTGGACTTTGACTTTTTGACGAACCGGTTACCCACCTCACCGTTTTTATGCTGTTTGAAATGCATATCCTGCTGGCGGGCCTTGCGTTTGATTTCACCACCAAACTGGTGAATAGCCGCATAAGCCACATTGCTGCCGACACTGGCGCTGTCATTATCACTCTCTTGCACGATGCTGGCCGCAAGCCGGCCCGATAACTGTAGAATCTGACCCCCAGCGCGTTTCTTGGCATAGGCCGGACTCCATCCCATCCAATCGGGCCGCCCCTGATTTTTAAAGTTCTCTTCAACAGCGTCACCCATTGCCGCTGCGAGCTCTCGCATCAACGGCTCCCGGTGTTCCAACTTGCTGATAAGTTGGCCCAGAGAACGCTCAAAATCGGTGACATTGAATTTAATGCCGATACCCATCAGAAGCTCCCTGCCAGTATGGGCAACTTCGCCAATTCACCGAGCTGCGCTTCCGTCAGCGCAGCGCCTTTATGCATCAGGTTGAGTGACAAGCCGGTATTGCCACCGGTTAGCGGAGCCGTCACACCCATAACCTCTTTTCCCTGGCGAACGAGATAGACCAAGCTATCACCATCGAGCAATGTGGCCGCAGGATGTTGCAACAGTTCCGGCAACTCCGCCCACAACGGGCCGGGGGCATCCAGCACTGCATTATCAAAAGCGGTTAAGGTCACCGAGACTGGCGCTTGTCCGCGCATCTCCAGTTTTGTGAGGGTCTCGGGTTCAATAGCGCCAAGATGACGTAACGCGCCTTTGGGTTTTGGCTGGAGGGATACCTGATTGACCCAGCGTTTAACATCGGTTTTAACGGCATTTAACAGCATGTTATCGCTCAGGGTTTCTTTGACGGCGAGGGATGCCAGACGCGGAGACGCCACCGCAGATTTATCCATGATGCGCTGCCCCAGTGCGGACAAATTACCCTGACTCGGATTGTGACCAAAGCCTGCATCCGGGGTATAGAGTTCACCATTGATACGAAAAGCCTGAACTGAGCGCGTATCATTTGGCCCCCACGCCTGCTGCACCGTCTCAATCCGGTCTTGGCTGGATTGCACTGTGATGCTGTGGCGGCTGATATCCGCCTCAGAACGCGCCCGAACCCGGCAGCGGCAACGGTAGCCATCTGGAGGATATATAAATTGCCAGACCGGGTCGTCATAACGGGCGGTAAAGCTATTCAGCGCGGCATGTTTAGGCCGGGTTAGCCTGTCCATCACAGCAACCCGCTCCCAATAGGGGCGAAACTCGGCGTTGGCGAGCTGCTCTTCATAGCGGCCCGCGTTATAGGCTGACTGCATATTGGTCTGGAAGATGGTTTTCAGTCGGCGCGGGGTGAGTTGCTTACCCTCCAGAACGCCATCTGCGTCGGCCACCAGTCCTTTCCCCATCCAGCCTTTTTGCTCCAGCACCGGGATAAGTTGCTTTTTGAACTGCTCAAAGGTAGTGCCGTTACGCAAGCTGTCACTCAGGCTATGGCGGACATCTTCTAGCACATCTTGCTTCAGGATTCCTGCGACAGTGAACGCCGTGGCATGGGCGCGGGCTTCAACGTCATGCCAGTTGAAACCGATGGTGTAGCCCTTCGACTCAAAATAGCGAATAGCCTCCTCTGGCTTGAGCGTCATCGCCTCCGCCAGATTGACATCAGCTTTCGGCATTGAGATGCCCCCAGATATCCGCCACAAAGATTGCCTGAGTCAGCAACTGTTGGAGTTGGCTATCACCCAGCGCCGGGTAACTGGCCGCTATAATATTGATCGCCTCGTCAGGTGATTGGCCCTGATTCAGTGCGGCCACTAGAGGGGTAATGAGCTTACCCATAGCCTGATTAATGACTTCAGGTACCGATTGCGCCTTATCAAGAACCACTTGCACCGGGTCATCCACCTCGCTGTTAGCGGTTAATGCTGCAAAGGATTTAAACTGTTGCGACAAACTGGCTGATATTGGTGCGGGCTCTGGCGGTATCAGCACGTCCTCACCTTGCTGCGGTACAGGGATACCCAGTTTTTTATGGATCCACGAGGTCGGGATGGTCTTCATTCCTGAACTCACTAGGTTAGATACCCCCTCAGAGAAGACTTTAATATCCTCAATATCACTGGTATCAAACACTAGCTTAGGCTGTCGGCGCGGGCTGACTTCTTGGTCATTTAGCGCCAGCAACATCCGAATAAAGCCCCGAAAAAACCCTTCCAACTGACGGGCATCTGCCACCAGAATGTCGTGACGCACATCGTTATGGACATTACCCAGGGCATTGGTTGAAGATTTGCCGTCAGCCTGACTGGTGAGGGTTGCCCCTAAAATGACTTTAGACTCGGTACGTTCAGCCCAATCAATCATTGCCTGGAATGGGTCAGCCTGGCCACTGGCAGCTGAATGAAACTCAATCGAACTGCCGTCTGGAATAATACCTGCCGCATCATGGCCCAGTGTCACCAGGGCATGGAGCAACGAGTCTTTTTCTTTCTCAGTGGCCCCTTGCATGTATTTACCGACGCGGGCAGGTAGACCGTAAATCTCCAGAAACTCCGCAAGGTCACGCAAGGCGTAGTTTTTGAACAAATAAGGCCAGACTAATACACGGTATAGACCGGACTGAGCAATAAACCCCGGCTTAGCGTTGTGCGTATGCACTAACCAGCCGAATGGCCAGAGTTCGGAACCATTGAAGGTGCCGTCATTGAGGCGTATTTCGTCGTTAGTCTCTGGCGTGGTACTGAACCAGCGATGGGGGCGCAGCACCACTTTAGTTGGCAACCAGACATTTCCCTCCAGTTCCCAGGTCTCAATTTCCTGCGCCGCAAAGCCATGACCAATAGCATCGGCAGCATTGAGGATAATATCTTCCATATCGGGGAGGGATTTCATCCACGAAGAAACCATCATTGCCAGCTCTTTTTCGGCGGCAGTGGCGTTCTCTGGTGGCTCAATGCTCCAGTCCAGCGTTAACAAGGCATTCTTGCGCTTGGCCATCTCAGAGAAGATATGACCATCACGCTCCAACATATCCTCAAATAAATCTGCCTGCGCCGCCAAGTCCCCGCGTTCTGCCGCTTCAAGGATACGTGGCAACTTGCTAATGCTCAGCCCTTTGGAGGGATGCAGTGGCCACTGTCGGTTAAGTTGTGCCACCTGTGAGGTCTGAGACTCTTTCAGTACTTCACGTTTAAGCGGACGGCCATACTGGTCAACGATTTGTCCCATACTACCAACCTCCCGAGCCGAACCGACTGCCACGATCATTATCGTAACCACGCGGAACTGCTTTAAATTCAAAGTTACCCGCGCCGGAAACGGCCAGCGCCCACAGCATATGCAGGCCATCCGGGCCATCATCATGATCGGCTTTGGGGAAATGACGTAATTGTTCAATCAGCGTGGTCTGGCTGGAGTGCAGGCGGATCAAACCATTCACCATATGGGGCTGCAACGACTCGATACGTAACAATTTATCGGTATGAGGAATAACGGCACGGGCTGGCACCGGTACACCGGCAATGGCTGAACGCTTGATGAGTTCGGTACGCAGAAACTCTTGAAACTGCACGGTTTCAATGCTCCACACCAGACACCGATACTCCTTCTGCAACTCGATAATGTCCGAGATTATCTTATCAGGCACCCGTTTACGGATGGCGGCCTCGACCACATCCAGAATGCCCGTGTAACGATTAAAGCCACCGACTAATAAGGCGGAAGGGTCACGGCTGGCACCCTGTTTGCCCAGACTGGGGTCACAAGCCCCGTAGAAAATCCACTCAGCAAGCCGGTTAACCCAAAAGTGAAACACCCCTTCGCCTGCAAAAATCGCATCTTCACCGCTAACCGGATCATTCTGATATTCAGCGTCAAAGGTGGCATGACCATCACGCGCACGGATGAGCATCAAGGCGAGGATAGGACGCGCTGACCAGGACACAATGGCTCCCTCGTCCATCTCTGCGCGGTGTTGCTGATAGTAGGCATTGGCCAGCATCTCGCCATCCGGCCCGTTGTTGCGCAGGATCTCTTCCCATTTGTCCCACAGCGACATGTTATCTGGCCAGCGTATCAAGGCCTTAAATCGGGCGACGCGCCACAGCGGATTTTTGAGGGTGCGGGAAAGGACAGAATCGTAGTGCAGGATAGTCCCGATATAGATCACATCGAGCTTACCACCCGCCGTTCCCAGCGGTAACACGGTCTTCTTCAGCCAGTTTTCCAGCTTCTCGCGTTGCTCCGGGCTGCGGACTTGCTCGTCATTCTCGATATCATCCAGTACCACCAGATCAGGACGGTATGGCCCATGACGTAAGCCGCGCAGTTTCTTACCCGAACCGGCGACCTGAACCTTGATATCGTTGCGGGTCAGGATAGTCCCCATCTGCCACACACGGCCCGCACCACAAACATCGGGGAAGTCCATCAGCAAACGGGGGTTGTAGACCAGCTCAGCTTTAATGGCTTCCAGCATCGGATAGGCTTGATCAATGGAGTCCATTACGATGACCGGGTAATGCTTGATGCCACAAATGATGGCCCACAGGACAAAGAGCTGACTGACCAAAGTGGATTTAGCTTCACCACGCGGGGCGGCTATCGCATCGTTCTCGCCCTTGGGACTGGCGACAATTTCCGGCAGGCGGCTGAACAGATATTTATGTAACTCGCTCTTATCTTTATGGCGCACATAGTGCGGGAAATAGTTCTCGATAAAGAACTCATAGCCCGTCACAGGGTTTTTTACCTGCTGGTGTCGTTCAGCAATAGCCGCCGTTGAGGGGTCAAAGCCCACATCCTCTGCTTCAATGGTTCTGCGCAGGCTAGCGGCGAGCTCTGCCAGTTCGCTTGCAAAGTCCCGCGCGGTGAATTTCTTCGCCATAGGGCTATTCCAGTGCCTTATTGATTTCGTTAATCAGACGGTCACGGGCTTGATAGGTCAATTCGCCATACCCCGCATCCGCGTGATGCTTCCCTGTTGATGTTGTCACAACAATATAACCATTGCAGTTGACTTCTACGCCGAGAATATCGCTGGCCATGACGCTGCTATTAGCGGTCAAACTGATTAATTTATCAGCCATAGTGTTTCTCCACTTCATCACCAAAGGGTTCTAATATCTCGACGAACGCCGCTAAATGCTGGGGGTGCTTCTCCGAAATAAAGATGCTGAGCTTATGAAGCACATCCAGCGCAGTAGCCAGTTGACTGGTTTCCGGCAATATCTTCTTGCTGGCAGATATCGCTTTGTTAAAAGCATCAGCCAGGCTTGCCAACAGTTCTACCCGTTTTTGAGCCGGGAGCTTAGAATCACCGTTGAGCTGCTCCAGCGTGGTCTGGTACTGCGTGACCAGGCCAGTCAGCACCGCCCGCGCGATGTCCTCCAGTCCGCCGCCTGCGATAACGTGAGCGGCCCGCAATTTATCCCAATCATCGCCATTATCCTGCGCCTCTTTTTTCCAGCGGCGGGCGGTAACAAAGGGGATTGCCGCCTGAGCGGCGGCGATTTCCAGTGACATCTGGCCGAAAACATACGACCTACGCAGCCTGTCCCGTGTTTCCTGCGGATGCGCCATCGTTACAGCCCCAAACGGGCTTTAATAAGCACGATAGCCGTCGCAATAAGCCCCCCGGATAGACCACCGGCAATGGCTCCGGCCACCGCACCACGGCGGGTCGCTTCGACCTGAATTGCCGTCATATTGGTTTCTATCCGATCAAGTTTTAAATTGATGTCAGTCAATATCTCTAAGTCCTGCCCTGGAATAAAAAGCTGGTCTAATTGACTACTGATTTTATTTAGCGCATTAACTTCACTCTTGACGGCATTAACACGTCGACTCCGGCGTTTTTGGCGTGGTTTCATTTATCTGCCTTCCTATCCAATTTTCCGTCAATACGATCAATGGCAATTCTGACATCACGTAATGTCGCCATCATGAGGTCAAAGTTTGTTTTGGCATCTTCACGCCGCTGATAATCGGTTTTTATTGTTTCAACCGATTTTTCTAAATTAGAAATATCCTTTTGTAATTCTTTTACCCAAAGGCCAAAAACAGCGGAAACTATTCCCAATAAGATTTGGAACCCGAGATCTAATGTCACTTGGCACCGCCCGAATAATATTTATTGATTTGTATTAATTGCGTTTCTAATTGCTGGCACCATTTCCCGTAGTCTGCGGCGTGGGCGAGAATATCCTCTGGTGGTAGCCCGCTATGGGTGGGCTGGGTTTCACTGGCAGTTGGTACAGCACTGCTGGCGGTGGGTTGCACTCGCTGATCACAATCGGGGTAGCCGAGAGCTGACTGGTAGACGCACAGGCTGTGAGGCCCAAGGCCAGTATAGGTAGCGCCATCTTGTTGAGTCGCATCATTGATTTGCCTCTTGAGTCTCTGATTATCGCTATACAGTGCGTTGATTTTGGCCTGCAACTCAGCGGACAGTTTATCGCCCAACTGTTGAGCGACCTTCAGACGTTCCAGCGCGGCAGTCAGGGCTGCGCTGGCGTCATTCGCGGCCCGAGTCTTTTCTTCCGACCAGGTGGTTTTAGCCTCGCTAAAAGTCAGTCGCTCATCTGAAAGCTGCTTGCCGTAAATCAATGCCGCCAATACGAACCCCGCAACAGCGGCGACAAGCAGTGCTAACGAGGGTTGCCAATAGGCTTTAAGGAGTTTCAGAAGTGCCACTGGCCAGCTCCTTATCGCGTTTTAGCGCCTGATATTTTGATGCCTGGTTTTGAGTGACCCACGCGGCCAGATAAAGGCTGAACCAGATATCACCGGACTGGCCAAAGATAGTGGCCCACAGCAACGCGAGAGAGGACACGATAAACGCCCCCACCAGAGTAGTATCTGATGTAGATAATCGCCCGGATGAAGGGTTGGTGATTAATTCTTTGAGGGTTTTCATTATGGACATAGGACACGCTCGGCAACTAATAACCGAGCCCGCCGGTCAGCCAGGCCGTTAGTGCCGCCGTTAATCACTTTGGTCAAGCGAACAAAGCTACCGTTGTCCGCATATTCGTTACAGTTGTTTACGTACCAGAACCAACCCGCAGAGCGTACGGCATAATCATCTTGCAGCAGTAAATCTGGGTTGATGATCAAGTCGATTTCTAGCGCATGGCCACAACGGTAATAATTATCCAAAAAGGTGATTTGCTTCAGTCCACGGCCACGGAATTTCCAGCCATCGCCGGGCGCGTTGTTACCATAGCGTTTGCTGTAAACAAGGTTGGCAATGGCTTTTTGTCGTTCAATAGGGACAACGGTCTCGCCAGGTTGGCGGCCCAACATCTCGCATTGCCCGGCTGTTAAACGGCTACTAAAGGTGGTTTTTAAGCCCACTACGCTGTAATTAAATGACTCGACCAGTGCTTTAAAATCCCCGCTTTCATGCCCGATTTGTGCAATAAACGCAGCCTGGCGACGGGGGGTATCAATACCGAACTCTTTCATTGCTGACAAGATATGCGGATACCAACGCGATGCGAGCGCGGGAGATAAAGAGGCGGCGAGTTGAAACTGTGATAGGGAGATTTGCATGACACCATCCAAGGGTTGGGATGGTGTCAGTATTGCTATTAGGGTTTTATATAATCAGTGGAAGGGGTTCAGTGCCCAATCAACTATTTGATTAAAACTTATCCCATAGATACGGGGTGAATGAAAGTAATAAAATTAACACAAAACCTAGACGCTTTGAGTTCGGTTTTTCAGCGCCATCAATATTAGAGACGGTTTGTGTGAGCGCATTCCTTCTTACAAGATACAGAGGGAATACAATAAGCCACAAAATAACAGTGCCGACTGCCCACGCGAGTTGATTCGATACTCCCCTTTTTGTTGCATCATCAAGAACGTAGACTCCCGATATAAAAAAGATTACACCCAAAATTAATTCCATTTTTTTCACTCCTAGAAAAGAGAACTTTGTAGTTCATTATTAGATGTTTTTCTCTCCGCCAATAACCCCCAAGCGAACCTATCAGAAAAACCATATTTAGGG